ACCCATTTTTATTTTATATAATTGGTCTTGCATATGTTTTTCTACATTAGGAAAATTTGCAAATAAAAAAGCAAAAGCCTGTCTTGGATTATTTACAGCCACTTCAAAATGTGATTGCCCTAAAAACTGTCGAAGCCTTCCATAAACTATTAGTTTTCTAAGCTGCATATCTAAAAACTTTTTTTGTGGCTTGTATATATCTTAAATCATAAATCTCTCTACAACTCAACTGTTTTATGTTGTGATGAAAAATAGTTTGATTGCCAATATACAAAGCAACATGATTAAGTTTTTTTTCTGATCCAACCATCAATAAAACATCATTTTCTTGTATATCATCTTTAGATACTTCAACAAATCCAGAACCTGTCAAAACTTTTTCAAAATAAGGATTATTAGCAAACTCTTTTAAACTTTTTGGTCTTGGCCAAAATTTTAAATTTATTTGTTTTTTTTCTAAAAAATAGTCCGTAATTAGTGACCAACAATCATGCTTCCCCCAAATCCATGTCCTCCCAAAAAGTCCAGACTTATATCCACTAGGCTTGAAGCTATGCCAGTCTTTATGCTCAACACTATAAATATAAAAAGGTAAACCCAAATGTTCACAAGATGCTTTATCAGCATCAGATGGTAAAGCAGATCCATAAGTATGAGAGTGAACTATACCAATAAGTTCTCCTTGATCCTCACACTCAGCCCATGAGTCAGGACACATCACAAAGTATTCGTCAGGGGCCTCTGATAGATTCTCACAAGGCCAAAAAGTTTCTTTGCCTTTGATTATGGCTAACAAGCCACAAGACTCTTTAGGAAGGCATTTGACAGCATATTCAGCAGCTTTATCTTTCCAATTCATTTAAAAGTACCAACAGAGGGAAAATCTTTTCTTGTTACTTGTCGTTTTGGTGCACGTATATTTTCAAGATCAAGTGCAGAAACACATTCAAACTGCACAACATCTCTATTTTCAACGATTTTTTTATCAATAAAATAAATTTCTTGAGGCAGTTCTGTAGTGCTTGATGGAGTTCCATAAGGATTTTGATTTGATGGAAAGTTTGCAGCGTCTAAAAACTGAGCCATTGTTCTATGACGTATTAATTTTGCACCCTGTAAATCATTAAAAGGAGTTGTCGCATTTGCTGTTGCCATCAATGCTGTTATTGTTCCTAAAACATTTGAAACTGTTAAGGTTGGTCTTGGTAAAGTTCCCCTGCCTACATACTCGAAACCTTCTGCTATCACTGGGAACTTTGTATATGTGTTTCCTTGCCAGATAATATTTGCATTGCTGTTCATACCTACACCAGAATGAAACCTTGTTACATCAGTTGATCCATGCAAAGCAGTAACTAAAGTTATTGAATAAAGTTCAATAATTGATTTATTAGATAATGATTGCAGTTCTGCTGTAGGTATTGCCATTAGGGTTCAAATACTTCTCTAAAAGTACAATTTAATGTTGCTCTGTTGTTGTATGGAATTGATTTAGTCCAAGATTGACAAACATATTGACCAGCACCAGACAAAGTAACAGTAACATTGCCGCTATTTGTACCAGATGAGGCTGCTGTAACAGTAAAGGTATCTACTGTGGGAGTTGTAACAATAACAAAATCTCCATCAGTAGCTGATCCAGAGGTGTAGTCAATGGTTACAACATCACCGATGGCAAGACCATGATTTGCAATAGTTATAGTTACTGTTGTACTGCTTGACTGTGAATAAGTCCCTGTCTGTGTGCTTCCTTCTGCTGGTGGGGTAAAGGTAAAACTTGCCTGATCGTTGACTCTACTTCTTAAAAATCCCTCAATAACATCTGCTTCAGTTTCTGACACATTAAAAGTCAAATCATATACTTTTGGATCTTGAGTTAAAGGTAGGCCAAACAAAGCCCTAAATTCATATCCATCACCGAAAGAAGTTGTCCTAATTCTTGGTGAGCTTGTTTTTCTCATTCCGTAAGTCGGACTGATAGAGGGAAAGGTTGCCATTTATCTAGTTAATAAACCCCCAGCACGTTTTTCTTTGATAAGTTGAGCCTGTACTGCTTGACCTATAACCTGTCCGAGTTGGTTTGCATCAGCAGTATTACCCGACACTGACGAGCCAGAGGCATCTACATTTACTGTAACTATATTATTGGTCTCACCGCCACCTTTACCTATAGCACTGTTTGGAATAATATTGCCACCTTTTGAACCCATTTGCAAAATCTCAGGCCCTCTCTCACCAACAACAAAAGCACCACCAGCAGACACCCTCCCGCCTCTTTCTTTCTTACCACCAAACAAGCCACCCAAAAATCCACCAATCTTTCCTCCTATACCAGAAACAGCCTTTTGTATAGCAAGTTCAATTAATTGTCGTTTTAAATTATTCAATACACTTGTTGCTGCATCTGCTAAAGATTTTGTACCCATAACAGCGTCAGTAAGGTTTGTAACAATACCTCTTTCTATATCCTCTCCTATTTTCATAAACTTATCTTTTAATTTATCTGCTTGATCTGTTGCGTTTTTTTCAGCATTAGTAACAGCATCAACAGATGTTTTTATCTTTCCATTTGTAGCGACTATTTTATTTTTTGCATCAATTTGTTTATTGTTTTCTTCAGTAATTTTTCTTTCTACACCGCTAAACTCAATTACAGTATTTTTTAATTCTTCAGCTTTTTCTTTTGCTCCTTTAAGAAAATCTTTTCCAAAATCTTTTATACCTTTTATTTTGAGGTCAATCGGTGGTAACTCAAGTCCACCTAATAATCTTTTTATAGGCTCTGGTATAAAACTTAATATTTTTTCAAAAGCTTGTCTAAAAAAGTCAGCAATTCTTTGTGCAAGTCCTCCTATCTTTTGTCTAACACCATTTACAAACTCACTCACTGCTAAAGCTGCATTACCAATCACACCACCAATTACTTGACCAATAAAAATAGCTCTATCTGAAGCGTCTGTTATAGCCTCTTTTATACCTATCCAGCCTTGTTCTAAATTAAATAAAACATTAGTTGATTCTATTCCAAGTGCGTTACCTATAATTGATCCGATTTCACCTACAGCAGCAACAACGGCTCTTACTGGTGCTAGAACTATTTTAAAAGCAGCCCCTAAAGCCTCAACAGTAACAGCAGCTACTTTAAGGGATTCTCTTATAATTATTCCAAACTCAGACCCCTCAGTTGTTAGATTTGTAAAAGCAGTCCCAAGTCTTGTGAGTTGTCCTTGTATAGTATTTGATGCTGTAAATGCAGCTTCAGCCGCAGTGCCTTGTGCGTTTGCCTGATTCTCTAAATTTTTATTGAAGCTAACAAGCTGGTCATTTAATAAAGGTAATATTGCTGTCCTTGCTTCAACAGATCCAAAGAATTTTGCAAGCGTTTCTTCACTAGCACCACCCTTTGCAACAAGCTCCTCTAATACACCTCCTAAACCTTTTGTGCTTAAAGCTGTTGCACTAAAATCTATCCCTAATTCTTTTGCTGCGTCAGAGGCTTCTTTTGTTGGCTTTTGTATCGCAGCAATAACTTGTCGTAGTCCAGCAAAGGTTGATTCAACAGGAACACCAGTTGCAGTGACAGTAGATATTGCAGCATTAAGTTCATCTATCCCAACACCAGCACCAGCCGCTATGGGTGCTATACGACCTATCTGCTGTGCATATTGATCTACAACAATTTTACCATCATTCTGTGTTTGAATAAATCCATCAACTAATTTTGCCGCCTGATCGGAACTTAAACCATAAGCATTGAGAACAGAGGTTGTTGCATCAGCAACAGTAGCTAATTCAGAAAAGCCACCAGTTGCA